ATCATCGCCCAATGCGTGATAAGGAACAAATGCATATTTTCCACTGACTGCTGCTTGACAATAGTCAGTCTTCATAATTCCTTCATGGTAATAAAATATTTCCAAAAAACGGAAATATCTACGAGCATTTGTTGTTTCATCTTCTGTACTTATATGACCAGATTCAGAAAACATATTATGTTTTGTTGAACCTATCTTTTTCCATTCTCCAACAACGTCTCCAATACCTGCATCATCATCATTTGGATCAATAGATCCACATGTATTATACACAGAATAGAAAACTAAAGTAACCATAAAACATACTGCTGATATAGCCAATAATGTTTTAGGATCACTGTATTCCATTCCTTTCAAATCTTCCACTCGTTGTTTCATACTTGAAAAAAGTTCAGAAACAGCTGATGTAGCTACTCCTGCATAGTGAGCAATTCCCGAAAATATGCTCTCTGAAGTCAATCCTCTCTCTTTAAAAAGAGGATTCTCCACAGACATCACGTCTCCGGTTTCACTAATTGCATCGTTAAATACATCTTCGCGTCCCACAATAAAATCCAAATCATCCTCAGGCATTTCGTTGTCGCTAGAAATGTCTTTCTGAACTTTCAATAGTTCTTTAATCATTCTATAAACAGCACGAAGCTGTTGTCGATCTGTTCCTTCAAACTCCGTTCCAAAATCACAATCCTTCCACGGTCCTAACTTTGCTTGTTTCCATCGTCGTTCTACCATATAATCATATTTATAATATTTCAAGGTAATTTCGTCACGTCCAGTAAAATGGACCACGTGACATCGTCGAAACAATGCCTCTGGTTCACTTATACAATCCTTCGATGTAAATCCCTGCAAATTCATAAATCCATTAGTTGTGCATAAGATTAATTTAGAAGAGAAAAACTTAGTGTTTTTCTTTTCTGCTGCTGCACACTCTAAAGGAAATTTGACGGGAGCTACAAAGTTAATTATACTTCTCCATTGCGACTTTCCTTGTTGACCTACATCATCCATCACAAATACATCCTGATTCATATAATCATCATAAAAATCCTTTCCAGCATCAACTGCGGGAACGGTATGACAATACACACTCATGTTATCATGTTTCAAAGCTGAAACTAATTTATTCATAAATGTCGACTTTCCAGTGCCTGCTGATCCTTCAAAAACGATACATACAGGTTCCATACGTGATGAAACACTGTAATTCTTAACGAGCGTATTAATAGCTGAAAAATCTGCCCATAGCATAGAAGTAGCTTTATTAGCTACATCTCTACAAAATAGATAAGTAGGCGGATGTGATTTCATTTTATCGAACAGCTCTCCTGCTCGAATTCTGTACTGCACGTCCAAAATCACTTGTTGATTCTTGTGATATGTTGTTACTACATCAGTCATTTCTTTAACATACTTATAAGTAGCAACAAAAGACAATTGCTCTCGTAATTTAGATACAAAATATTTTCCATGTTCTGTTGGCATACGTTCTGCTGCCCATTCCAATACCGTCAATACTATATCCAAAAACTCATTCACGATAGACATCAAAAATCCTGAGTCACTAAATCTCTTCCCTGTCAATTTGGAAAAGACTTCAATCTTCTGAATAATACGAGATGGCATTCCTGCCACTGACATCATCAAAACTACATCTGGAATGCTCAACGATTCATTTCTGAACGCGCTATAAGAACCAACTCCTTG